ATATAACACGTGCTTATAAAAGGGGGAATGGAACTTGAGCATCTTTAACAAAGTAAAACGGTTTTTCAATAAGAATCCTGCCGTTGTGCGCTATGAGCTTTTCAGGGACGTTGGCAGTGGGATTTATGCTTGGAACGGCAAATTGTTCAGGTCAGAGCTTTTGCGGTCAACATCAAGACCTTTTGCCTCAGCAGTAAGCAAGCTGCAGGCCAAGCATTTAAGGATTACGGTAAAAGCCAATGAGGACGGTACCACAAAAACAGTCATACAAGAAAATCCTGATCTATATTTAAAAACCCTTTTGGAAGAGCCGAATCCTTTAATGTGCGCCCAACAATTTCAGGAGAAAATTTCTTTTCAGTATTTCCTGAATAATAACGCTTTTATTTATATAAATCGGGATAGTAATGGTTACGCAATGGAGCTTTACCCTATTGATGCCACAAGTGTTAATCCTGTTTGGGACACGCAAATGAATTTGTTCTTACGCTTTTATATGGCTAATGGCAAGGTTTGTACCTATAGCTATGACGACATTATTCATTTGCGCAAAGACTTTGCTGACAACGATATATTTGGTTCAGATAACGCAAGAATTTTGCAACCGCTTATGGATGTTGTGGCGGCGACTGACCAAAGCGTTATTAATGCTATTAAAAATTCAGGAATTATAAAATGGCTTTTAAAGTTTAACCGTAATCGCACTCCGGAAGATTTGAAAAGTGATTCCAAGGCTTTTGCAAATAACTTTCTAAACACGACTGAATCAGGTGACGGCTCTGTAGGGGTAGCGGCTACAGATGCAAACAGTGAAGCTAAACAGATAGATCCAAAAGACTATGTTCCTAACGCACTTATCATGAAGCAGAACACAGAGCGTGTTTATTCTTACTTTAACACTAATGCAAAGATTGTAAATTCAACATGGGATGAAGACGAATGGAATGCTTACTATGAAGCTGTAATTGAGCCTTTTGCCATACAGCTTAGCCAGGAATTTACAAGAAAGATTTTCAACCGTCGTGAAAGAGGGTTTGGGAATAAAATCGTATTTGATGCCACTAACCTTGCTTGCGCGTCTATTACGACAAAGCTTGCTTTCGTTGCCATGGTTGATAGGGGCGCAATGTCTCCCAACGAATGGCGTAAAATAATGAACCAGTCACCTATTGACGGTGGGGATGTCTATTTGCGAAGGAAGGACACAGGCACAGTTAAAGACGTACAAGGAGGGGGTGAATGATTTTGAAAAAACTAAAAATTGGCGGCGTTATAATTCCTAACGACTATCAAGACGTGTACGACTGGTTCGGTCTCGAAGCTACGTCTCCCAAAAAAGTAGCAGCTTTTTTAGCAGATGCCAATGGTGAAGATGTAACGCTGGAGATAAATTCAGGCGGTGGTTTTGTTACTTCCGGTTCTGAAATATACACTTTGCTAAAATCCTATAATGGCAGAACAGTTGCAGAAATTATGGGCATGGCGGCAAGTGCCGCTAGTATTATTGCCATAGGTTGTTCAATAGTGACGATGTCTCCTACAGCCATGTTTATGATACATAATGTGGCCACAGTGGCAGAAGGTGACTATCGGGCTTTAGAAAAAGAGGCAAATGTTTGTAAGAGCTTTAATCAATCACTTGCTAATGCGTATAGGTTAAAGACCGGTAAGAGCGAAGCAGAATTGCTGAGTCTCATGGACCAGGAAACATGGCTTACTGCGCAAAAAGCAAAAGAACTGGGGTTTGTTGATGAAATCATGTTTGATAAAGAAAATCTTTTGGTTGCAAGCATCGGCAATATATTACCGATTGAAGCAATAAATAAAGTCAAAAATATTTTGGCTGAACAAAAAAATGAAAAGGAAAACAAAGAAAAAGCGCAGACGTTGGCTGTTGAAGCCGAACGTATAGCGCTTTTATCTTTGTAAAAATGGGAGGGCAAAAAATGGACAAAGAAGAATACCAGGCAAAACGTACTGCCTTAATGGCAGAAGCAAAGGCGGCAATTAATGCCGGTGATGTAGAAAAAGCAAAAGAAAAGCGTGAAGCAGTTGAAAAGCTTGACTCTGATTTTGAGGCATTTACAAAAGAACTTGCCAATCAGGAAGCTTTAGAAAAACGCCAAGTCCTAAATATGGGTAAAAAGAGCGTATCTATTGAAAATGGTCTAGAAGACGAAGGGATGGGAGATGGAAAAGTGGACGAAAAGAAATTATATGAAAATGCTTTTGCCAAACATTTAATGGGCATTGCCATGAGCAATGATGAGCAAAGAGTCTTTGGCAATGTGATGGAAGCATTTAAACAAAGAAGTAACGAGGCTATAACTACGAAAGGAGTTTTAGTTCCGGAAACCGTATTGGCTGGAATTTGGAAAGAAATGGGCGAGAACCATTCCATCATTGCGGATGTAGGTATTACTAAAATACCTGGGGCAGTTTCTGTAATCAGAAATACCGTAGAAGGTGACGATGGTGAATGGTATGACGAAGCAACTGTTGTTGCTGACGGTGCCTTGGATTTTGACAAGCTGGAATTAAGTGGTTGTGAGTTGGCCAAAGATATTACGGTTACTTTCAAAATGAAAAAGATGTCTATTGATGCCTTTATTCCGTATATCACTAGTTTGATTGCTGAAAAAATGGGTAACGCTTTGGCAAATGCTTTTATAAACGGTAAAGGTAAAGCCGGCAATAACGATACTTTTAAAGACCAACCTTCCGGGATTATCACAGCATTAACGGCCGAAGAACACACTCCGCAAATTAAGACATATACGGCAAGTATGGCCTATAAAGATATTACAGGAATGTTTGCACTATTAAAATCAGGCTATAAAACTGGGGCTAAGGTCTATGCACGCAATACTTCTATTTGGAATGACTTAGCTAATATCGTAAACGCCAACGGAAATCCAATATTTGTCCCGGACCCAACCGGTTCAACTATCGGTCGTTTATTTGGTACTCCGGTAACGGAAGAGGGCTTTGTTCCGGAAGGAGCATTGTTACTTGCCAACGCTGGCAAAGGTTATGCGGCAAATGCCAATGAAGATATCAGTATCAACTATGAGGACCATTTAAAGTCTCGCACTACCGATTACATGGGTTATGCCTTGGTAGATGGCGGAGTTATTACCACGAAAGCCTTTGTGTTGTTAAAAAAATCAGTTTAACGGTAGCCCCTGAATCTGCAACATTCAGTAAGGCCGCGGCGGCTGATGTTGTGGTTACCGTAAGCGGTGCGCCCGCTACGCTGTCAAATTTGAAAAATAGCAACAGTAATGTAAATACCGAAAATTACACCTTTGCAAATAATATTTTAACAATCAAATCGGCATATTTGGCTACGCAAACTAACGGTGAAAAGACTTTCACCCTTTCCGTGGTTGTTGGCGATGGAGATGTAGTTGACTTCATTATCGCGGTAACGGTGGGTGATTAATCATGGCGGCAGTAACGCTTGATGAAGTAAAACTTTATCTTCGTGTAGATTACGATGAAGAAGATACGACTATAGCGGTATTAATGGAAGCGGCAACAGCCTTGATAAAGGAACAGGCCGGCAAAAACAAAAAAGTTTTAAGCATTGATGGCGAAGTAGTTGAGTCGCGATTGGAAGACTTGCCATTGTTTCAAACCTGTGTTAAGCAACTTGTTGCACATTGGTTTGAACGTCGTGGCGCCCAGGGTTTGCAGCAACAAAGTTTACCGTTCAGTGTTGACATGATAATTGACCATTTTAAGTTGTCTTATGACTATCAATGAGAAAAGGGGTGACTGCAATGTTAATCGGGGATTTAGACAAACGCATAATAATTAAGGAACCTGTGGACGTCCCCGATGGGCAAGGCGGACGGAAAAATGATTGGTTAACCAAATACACAGTATGGGCAAGTATAAAAGCTCCAAGGACAAATACGGCTGTGGTTAAAGGGGCTGTGTCAAGTGAAATGACTCATGAAATAACTATACGCAAAAAGGATGATGTTGTAGCTGGCTATAAAGTATTTCATAAAAAGCATGAGTATGATGTTTTGCACAGTTACGAGGATTTTTACAATGGTACAGTGTTACAGTGCCGAGAAATTATAAAGAGGTCTTAGGTCATGCACATAACTTGTAAAACAAAAGGCGTGAAGGAAGTTGTCTCTAAAATAGGAAAATATGATACCGAGACAACTAAAAAGGTCAGTGATGTTGTAAATGGTTCGCTAAAGAATATAGCTAAAGGTGCTAGGCAAAGACTGCCAACGTCAAAGTCAGGAAACTTGCGCAAAGGATTGAAAAAGAGTTTTGCAAAGAAGAATATAACCGGTTATGTAAAAGAAACTGCACCTCATGCTCACTTAATCGAATTTGGAACCAAGCCACATAGTTTGGACAAAGGAACTAAGAGAAAAGTAATGGTTATAAATGGCAACCCTATTAGCGGTAATGTAATGCATCCTGGATCTAAAGCGAAACCATTTATGCAGCCGGCATATTATGCTGAAAGGCGTAACTATGTAGCCAATATGATAAAGGCGGTGACTAAAATTTGAAACGAATACCACTTAATGCTTTTGCAAAAGCTATTTATGAGCTTCTATCAACCTATCAAACGACACCGGTGTATGACGACATTCCTGAAGGGGCAAAAGCTCCGTATATTTCATTTGGCCTTTTTACTTCCAAGGATGCAGGGACAAAGGTAAATGACATATCAGATTCAACTTTGAACATTGATATATGGAGTGACTATTCGGGGAAAAAAGAAGTAAATTCAATTGCTAACGATGTAATTGCCGTAATTAACACAGGCGCTTTTAACATTGGTGATGATTTTAGGTTTGAAGGTGGTCAGGTAGATTTCTTTGAAAGTTTTCCTGAAGACGACGGAGGTTATCACGGAGTAATAACCTTCCTAGCAAAAATTAGAAATATGAAGGAGTGATTTTAATGTCAGTATTAACATTACCAACTAATCCTAACTTATCGTCTGGGGAAGTCGGTAAAGATTTTATCTTGAAAATAAATACGGGAACAGCTGAAGTCCCTGTATGGACTACCATTGGAGGGCAACGGGGAGCATCGCTTTCTAGGTCTGCTGATGAAATTGATGTAAGTAGCAAGACAAGTGATGGCTGGAAAGCAACAAAGGCAGGATTGCGTTCGTGGTCTATTGACCTTGATGGTCTGGTTATTTTAAACGACACAGGTGCGCAAGCTCTTGAACAAGGTTTTAATGCTGGGAAAGAAGTTAATTTGCAACTACTATACCCGGATGGAACGGCACAAACCGGTTGGGGTTCAATTACCGACCTTTCGCTTGATGCACCGCATGACGGAGAAGCTACTACAAAAGGCACGATTAGCGGAAATGGAGCATTATCTGAGCGGGTAGCTGCCTAGTCAAAAATAACATGTTAAAAGGGGTGGCTTAATGCCACCCCTTTTTTGAAAATGAGGAGAGATTAAAGTGAGAAAAACAATACCTTTTGACCTATTTAGGCAGGGAGATACGTTATATTTTAATATTTTAAGATTGCAAGAACTGGAAAGATTGTTGAACAAGCCCATCATGGAGATTATAGAAAAGCAGTAC